TCCGAGGACATCACCCCCGAGGTCGTCGAGGCCGCTGCTCCCGTCGTGGAGCCTGAGGCCCAGCCGACCGCCCCCATCTACGCCACCGCCAAGAAGCGCGGCTTGCCGTCCGTCGGCGAGTACATCCTCGCGTTCCGCGCCGGTGGATCCGACTTCGCCCAGTTCAACGAGAACATCCGCGCCGCCACCGGCGACGTCGTGGTCTCCGATGCCGCTGGCCTCGTTCCGACGCCTGTCGTGACCCCCGTCTACGACGACGTCAACGCCCTCCGGCCGATCGTGTCGGCTCTCGGCGCCCGCCAGATGCCCGCCGCCGGCTCGACCTTCCTCCGCCCGAAGATCGCCACCCACTCCGGCGTCGCTGAGCAGGCCAACGAGCTCGGCTCGGTGAACACCGCCGACTTCGACCTGTCGAACGTCACTTTCACCAAGAAGACGTTCGCCGGCACGCTCCTCCTCTCCGAGCAGGTCATCGATTGGTCGACCCCGTCGATGCTCGACGCCGCCGTCAACGACCTGGCCGGCCAGTACGCGCTCCAGACCGAGAAGTACGTCGTGGACCAGATGGCCGCCGCCATCACCAACAGCCAGGAAGTGATCCTGACGTCGTACACCGACGACGAGGAGTTCATCACCGACCTGTACCTCGCCGCCTCCTCGATCGCGTCGACCGGCAACTATCTGCCGAACGCGCTCGTCGTCGCTCCGGCGATGTGGGCCAAGCTCGGCGCTCTCGTCGACGGCCAGGGCCGTCCTGTGTTCCCGCAGGTGTCGCCGCTGTCCGGCGTCGGTGAGCTCCGCGAGGGCGTGACCGGCTGGTCCGGCAACCCGCTCGGCTTGCAGCTCGTCGTGTCGAACCAGATCGGGACCCAGGAGATCGGCAACAAGGACGCCAACGAGTACTACTGGCTCATGAACACCCGCGGCGTCGAGGTGTACGAGCAGTACAAGGGCTTCCTCCGCGTCGAGAACGCCACGAACCTCGGCCTTCAGGTCACGGTTCGCGGTTACATCGCCGCCGAGGTCGTCGACGTCAACATGATCCGGATCCTCGGACCGGACGCCACCTTCAGCTGATCCTCCCCCTGAGACACCTGCATCATGGCTAGTTACACGATTACGCACCTCACGCGGATCGATAACTATGCCGTGGTGCAGGTGCTCGAGGACACAGAGATCGAGGTCGGCCAAGAGATCGTCATCTCATCGGCCTCCGACGCGACGTTCGACGGCACACACACCGTCATCGACGTCGAACCGTACGAGCTGATCGAAGTCACCGACGAAGGCGACCTCGTCTACGACTACGACGTCTACCAACCAAACCAAGCGATCTTCATCGACGCTGGCGACGACCTGGCACGCGAAACCGCGACCGGAACCGTCACCTACACCACCACGTGCAGCTGGATCGACGCCGACGACATTGCTGAATATCGAGGAATCGAATCAGCAACCGCAAACGACACTGCGTTTCTGACAACCGCCGCAAACGCCGCTAACGCATTCGCATATCGGCGTCGAGCTGCGGCCGGCTACTTCGACAGTCTCACAACTGTCCCAGGAGCCGACGTCAAGCTAGGGACGACCATGTACGGCGCTTCGCTTTACATGAGCAGAGGGAGCATGGACGGCTATGCGTCATTCGACGCAATGGGCGTCACGACGCCAATTGCTTCATATGGGCAGATTCTGCAGCTCCTCGGCGTCGGTAGACCGCAGGTGGGCTAATGCCTGCCTCCGGAATCTTCATCACGGCGATCGCCCAGATCAAAGCCGCCGTCACCGCGCTCGGCTACAAGCCGGTCACCGACCCGCGCAACGCACGCCCGCTCACCGTCTTCATCGAGATGCCGACGTTCAGCGCATTCAACACCAACATCGCCGACATGACGTTCACGCTCCGTGTCCTCGCGCCGCCACCAGGCAACGAAGACGCGACGAACTGGATCCTGACCGTCGTCGACGCCATCCATGAGAGCGCGGACATCGCCGTGACCGCCGGCACGCCGTCCGTAGCCCTCATCGGTGAGCAACAGCTCCCCGCCTATGATCTAACCGTCCGGCTAGCAACAAGAAGGAACTGATCCACAATGGCAACCACCGTTGTTCTCAACCAAGCAAATCTGACGATCGACTCAGTCGATTTTTCAGATCAATGTTCGCAGGTCAGCGTCACCGAGAGCTACGAAGCCCTCGAGTCGACTGGGTTCGGCGACACCGCCCGCAAGTTCGTCAAGGGACTCGGCAACCACGAGATCTCCGCCACCCTGATGATCTCGTACGGCACCAGCGAGGTCGAGGAGAAGCTCAACAGCCTCGCTGGCACCACGTTCAACGTCGTCGTCACCCCGACGACCTCCGGAACGCCTGGCACCGACAACCCCGCGTACACGCTCACCGGCTGCTACCTCGAGTCCGTCACCCCGATCAACGGCGGTGTCGGCGAGCTGCCGACGATGGACGTCACGTTCCGCGGCGGCGCCCTCACCCGCGCCACCTCCTGATCCCAGTTTCATCCCCTAACAAAGGAACCCCGACATGCAACTGACCCTCCGGTTCACCCTCAACGGCGAGACGCACGAAGTAACCACTTCGCTTCGTGCGCTCGTCGCTTGGGAACGCAAGTTCAAGGCCAAGATGTCGCAGATGGCGAATCAGATCGGCGCCGAGGACATCGCGTACCTCGCGTACGAGTCGGCCAAGAGCGTCAAGATCGTCGTTCCCGCGACGTTCGACGACTTCCTCAACAAGGTCGATGGCCTGCCGGAGATCGTGAGCAGCGATAACCGCCCTACCCCAGGGGAACCAGACGACGCCAGCTAGCAGAACTGCTGGTCGCCGTCGGCTGGTGGCCCCCCGAAATCGAGTTCGAGACCAAAGACCTCAACACCGTGGTCGATGTCCTCGAGGAGCAGCAGAAAGCCAATGGCAGACATCGGAGTTGACATTCCTGAGGTGAACGGCCTCAACGAGACGCTCCGAATCCTGCGCTCCATTGACCCGAAACTTCGTCGCCAAGTTGACAAAGAGATGAAGGCCGTCATGGGTCAAGACATCGTTCCGTTTGCTCGACGTTTGTTTCCCGCAACTGATCGGATCGGCAACTGGGGAGAATGGCGCGGAGGCTACGACCAAGGCATGGTGCAAAGTGGCGTGCGCGTCAGCATCAAGACCACCGGCAAAGCAAACCAGGTGGCCGGCTTCCGCCTTACTTCCACGACAGCCGCTGGCGCAATCTTCGCAATGGCCGGCAAAAAGACAGAAGGTGCTCGAGGTCGAGGCCCGAACGGCTCCGGTAACTCTGCCGCGTTTATTGAACGCCTCAAAAGATTCGGCGACCCGTCTCGCGCACTTTGGCCCTCGATCCTTGAGAATCGTGACAAACTAGAAGGAAGCGCCCAAGAGGCCGTCCAGATACTCATGAGAACGATCGAAAGAGAGCTCCGCTAATGGCGATCAACATTCCCATCGTCAGCGAGTTCAACAACGCTGGTCTGAAGAAAGCCCAGCGCGACTTCCAACGGCTTGAGAAGACGTCGCAGAAAGTCGGCTTTGCTCTCAAGAAAGCGTTCGTTCCTGCCACAGCTGCGCTCGGTGGCCTCGCCGTGGCCGGCGCCAAAATGGTGGCCGCTGGTGAGCAGGCCGCGACCGCGAACGCGCGCATCGAGCAAATCGCGACCTCGATGGGGCTGTTCGGCGAGCAGACACAGGTCGTCACCAACCGGCTCGTCGACCTGGCTAACGAGCAGGCCCGCCTGACCGGCGTCAATCAGAACACAATCAAAGAGTCCCAGGCGCTACTGCTCACGTTCAAGGACATCGCCTTGAGCGCCGACGAGGTCGGAGGCGCCTTCGACCGTGCCACGCAGCTCACGCTCGACATGGCGTCCGCCGGCTTCGGTTCCGTCACCGATAACGCCAAGCAGCTCGGCAAAGCCCTCAACGACCCGATCGCCGGCCTCACCGCGCTCCGCCGCTCCGGCATCCAGTTCACCGAAGCCCAGCAAGACCAGATCCGCACCCTCGTCGAGTCCGGCGAAGTGCTCGAAGCACAAAACATGATCCTCGAGGAGATCGAGAATCAGGTCGGTGGCACCGCTGAGGCGACCGCTAACGGCACCGACAAAATGAAAGTCGCGTTCAGCCAGGCGTCCGAATCAATCGGCCTAGCGCTTTTGCCAGTTATGGAAAAACTGGTCGAAATCATTGTTCCTTTGGCTGACTTCATCGCCGAAAACACTGAACTGATCCTTGCTTTAGCGGCCGGCATCGGAACGTTGGCTGGCGCTGTTGTGGTCGCGAACATTGCGATGAAACTGTGGTCGGCGATCACCGCGATTACGACCGGCGTCAACTACGCCCTAGCGACGTCGTTTACCGCCGTGCAGGTCGCATCAGGTCTGATCGTGTTCACGGCCCTCATTGCCGCCCTGGTGTACCTCGAGCAGAAGTTCGGCATCGTCAGCAAAGCAATCGAGAAGCTGCTCGGATTCTTCAATCTGCTTCGCGACGGCGTCGGCTGGCTCGCCGAAAAACTGGGTTTGGCGTCAGACGAGATCGAGAACTTTGAGCGCACAACCGACTCGGCGCGCAAAGAAGCCGGCGACATGTACGAAAGCGTTCGTGACATGGGCGACAGCGTCGGCGACGCACGCGAACAGTTCGAGCGTGCCATTCGACCGACCGAGGACTACCAGCGAAAGATCGACCGCGCCTCCGGCTCAACCGAGAAACTGACCGAACGTGTCGACGAACTGTGGTCATCCACGGACGAGCTGTACAAGCGCATGTTCGCGCTCAACCCCGAGATCCAGCGTTACCTCGACCAGCTCGACCGCGAACAAGCCGTCCGTGACTTCAACGAAGCCGTCGAAGAGTTCAAGGAAATCGCGCGCACCAACGCGGAAGGCTCCGACGAATGGGAAGAAGCCAACAAGAAAGTCAACGAGGAACTTGCCAACGTCATCGAGACGATGGGCAACATCCCACAAGAAGTCCAAACCGAACTGTTCATCAAAGTCCAAACCGGCGAACTTGATAACGCAATCGCAAAAGCCAACCGGCTCGCCGAAGCGCTACGCCTCGCAAAAGTCGAAGCACCAGCCGGCCAAGGCGGCATCCCAGGCTTTGCC